AGCGAGCGATGCAGAAAAAATGTCAATCGAGTATGGTACAACCATCGGTAGGGCTATAGAAAACGAATGGTTTAGTAGCGATAACGGCTTAAATAGGTTTAAAAGTAATCAAAACACTTTTCACAATTTAAGATTATACGCAAGAGGAGAACAGGGAATACAGAAATATAAAGATGAATTATCTATTAATGGCGATTTATCATATTTAAATTTAGATTGGAAGCCAGTGCCAATTATACCAAAGTTTGTTGATATAGTTGTTAATGGTATTTCAGATAGACAATTCGATATAAAAGCATACTCGCAAGATCCATATGGCGTTGAAAAACGTACAAAATATATGGAGGCTATCATAAGAGATATGCAAACAAAAGATTTGAATGAATTTGCTCAAGCTGAATTTGGCGTTAATTTGTTTGAAACAAATCCAGAAACGCTTCCTAAAAATAAAGAAGAGTTAGACCTGCATATGCAACTAAGCTACAAGCAACAAGTTGAGTTAGCGGAAGAGCAAGCTTTAAATGTATTGTTAGATGGTAATAAATACGATTTAATTAAGCGTAGATGTAATTATGATTTAACTACTATAGGTATTGGCGCGGTTAAAAACACGTTCAATAAAGCTGAGGGCGCGAAAGTTGATTATGTTGATCCTGTTAATTTGGTTTGGTCTTACACAGATTCTCCATATTTTGATGATGTATACTATGTTGGCGAAGTAAAATCTGTTCATCTTAATGAACTTAAAAAAGAATTCCCTTGGTTAACTGACGAGGATCTTACGGAAATATCAAGTCAGTCTTATAACAATAATGGTTTTTACGATAGAACTCTTACAAATTATGACCAAGATGATTCTAATACGGTTCAAATTTTGTACTTTAATTACAAAACATTTGCTAATGAAGTTTACAAAGTTAAAGAAACGGCAACAGGCGCAGTTAAGATAATACCTAAAGACGATCAATTTAATCCACCAGAAGAAATTTTAGCGGAATACGGAATTGCAAAATTATCTCAGTCTTTAGAAGTGCTGTATGAAGGAGTTAAGGTATTAGGCGGTAGAATGCTTAAATGGGAATTAGCTACTAATATGATCCGCCCTAAGAGTGATTATACTAAAGTTAAAATGAATTATAGCATTGTTGCTCCAAGAATGTATAAAGGGCGCATAGAGTCTATAGTAAGTAGAATAACTGGATTTGCAGATATGATTCAGTTGACACATTTAAAATTACAACAAGTAATGTCAAGAATGGTGCCAGACGGTGTATATCTTGATGCGGACGGATTAGCTGAAGTTGATTTAGGTAACGGAACAAATTACAATCCGCAAGAAGCTTTAAATATGTTTTTTCAAACAGGTTCTGTAATTGGTAGATCATTTACTCAAGATGGAGATATGAATCCAGGGAAAGTTCCTATTCAAGAAATATCAACAGGAGCAGGGGGTCAAAAAATGCAAAGCTTAATTGCTAACTACAATTATTACCTACAAATGATCCGTGACGTAACCGGATTAAATGAAGCTAGAGACGGAAGCACACCAGATTCTAGAGCATTAGTTGGGGTTCAAAAGTTGGCAGCTGCTAATTCTAATGTAGCTACAAGACACATATTAGATGGAAGTTTATTTTTAACAGCAGACTTGTGTGAAGGGTTATCATTAAGAATATCTGATATACTAGAATATTCTCCAACAAGAGAAGCTTTTATACATAAGATAGGAAATCAAAACGTAGCTGTTCTTGAGGAAATGAGCGACTTGTATCTTTATGATTTTGGAATATTTATTGAATTACAGCCGGATGAAGAAGAAAGAGCAATTTTAGAAAACAATATACAAGCTGCAGTTTCGGCAGGTATGATTGATTTATCCGATGCTATCGATCTCCGTGAGGTTAAAAATCTTAAACTAGCTAATCAATTGCTAAAAATACGAAGAGCTGAAAAGCAACTACGAGATCAGAAAATGCAACAAGAAAATATGCAAGCCCAAGCAGAGGCAAATGCCCAGGCAACACAAGTTGCAGCACAATCAGAAGTGCAGAAACAACAAGCTTTAATACAACAAAAAATATCACTAGAGCAAGCCAAAGCGCAAATAGACCAACAAAAATTAATGCAGGAAGCGGCACTAAAGAAAGAATTAATGCAGCTGGAGTTTGAAATGAACATGCAACTAAAGGGCCTGGAAGTACAGGGCAGAAAGTCTGAGATTAAAGAAAAAGAAGATCGCAAAGACGATCGCTCAAAAATTCAAGCTACACAGCAAAGTGAATTAATAAACCAAAGACAAAACGATTTACCGCCAAAAAATTTCGAATCCAGCGGAAACGATATACTTAACGGTAACTTTAACTTAGGTTCCTTCGAGCCTAGGTAATAATAATAGTAATAATTATATAATATTTTATCATGTCAGAAGAAACACAACAAGAAGCACCTGTGGTTGAAGAAACCCCTGTGCAAGAAACAAAACCTATGTCGTTTGAAGACGGCGTTATTAAGGTTGATTTATCAGAATTAAATAAACCAGCAGAAGATGCCATTCCAGAGCAAGAAACAAATGCAAGCGATGTTCCTGTCGAGCAACCCCAAGACACGCCAAGTGGCGAAGAAGTGGCTGAAGAAGTACGGGAGCCCGTCCAAAATAACGAAGAGCCCGTTCAAGCTGAACAACCCGTTCTTGAAGAAATAACAGAAGAAGAGGTTGAGTTACAAACTGAGGAACTCGCGGAGCAGGTTGAGCAAGCTATAATTGAAGCAGACGCTGGGGTTGAATTACCTGAAAATATTCAAAAGGTAGTTGAGTTTATAAATGAAACAGGAGGATCTCTTGAGGATTATGTTAAGCTTAATACAGATTACGCTTCATTGAATGAAACGCAATTATTAAGAGAGTATTATGAAAACACTAGACCTCATTTAGACAAAGAAGAAATTGACTTTTTAATGGAAGACAATTTTGCATATGACGAAGAGCTAGATGAAGAAAGAGATATACGTAAAAAGAAAATAGCTCACAAAGAGGAGTTAGCAAAGGCTAAAAACCATTTAGATGGTTTAAAGTCTAAATATTACGAAGAAATTAAAGCTGGATCAAAATTAAATCCAGAGCAACAAAAAGCGGTTGAGTTTTTTAACCGTTATACAAAAGAAAACGAACAGGCAACTAAAGTAGCTGAACAGCAAGTATCTACATTTAAAAACAAAACAGAAAAGCTTTTTTCTAATGATTTCAAAGGTTTTGATTTCAACGTTGGAGAAAAGAAGTTTAGGTTTAAAGTAAATAATGTGGATCAGGTTAAAGACACCCAGAGCGACATCAATAATTTGGTCAAGAAGTTCTTGAACGACAAAAATGAAATGAGCGACGCTGCGGGTTATCACAAGTCTTTATTTACAGCTATGAATCCAGACGCAATTGCAAACCACTTTTACGAGCAAGGCAAGGCCGATGCAATGAAAAGTAGTATTGAAAAAGCCAAGAATATTGATATGAGTCCAAGAGGCACTCATGAAAAAGTCAGTATGCCGGGCGGTTTTACGGTTAAGTCAATTAAATCTTCTAGTTCGCCTAAGTTTGGAATTAAAAGAAAATAAAACAACAACTTAAAACTTAAAAATTATGGCCGCAGCAGGTTCATTTACGGGTAGCGCAGGCGCATTAGCGCACTTAACGCCACGCCCAACACAAACATTATTTAACGATAACTATCTAACTCTTGCAGATTTAGATTTTACACAACAGTTCTTGCCAGAAGTATATGAGAAAGAAGTAGAGCGTTACGGAAACCGTACGATCTCTGGATTTTTACGTATGGTAGGAGCAGAAATGCCTATGGCTTCTGACCAAGTAGTATGGTCTGAGCAAGGAAGACTACACATTGCATATGACCCAGTAGTAACAACTACAACTACAGTAACAATTCCAGCAGGCGCAGGAGGGGTTAACCAAAACGTTATTGGCCCAGGAGCTACGATTGTAGTTGCTTCAGCTGACGGATTAGTTGTAGAAAAAGCTTATGTTCAAGCGGTAGCTGCCCCAGTAGCAGGTGCTGTAGAATTAACAGTAGTAGGTTATGCCGCTGCAACTATCACTGCTCACGATGCTGGTAAAGTATTTGTATACGGTTCTGAATATGCGAAAGGAACTTCTAACGCAGGTACTTCTGTTGACGCAGCTTTCGAGCAGTTTAACAACAAGCCAATTATCCTTAGAGATAAATACAACGTAAGCGGTTCTGATGCTGCTCAAATTGGATGGGTTGAAGTTACTACTGAAGCTGGAACATCTGGTTACTTATGGTACTTAAAATCTGAACACGAAGCACGTATTCGTTTTGAAGATCAATTAGAAATGTCTATGATTGAAGCTGAAAAAGCAGCTACGGCAATTACTCCAGCAGCTGGATTAGGTGGCGGTACTGAGCTTACAGGTTCTGATGGACTTTTTGCTGCTCTTGAAAACAGAGGTCTTGTTTACACAGACTCTAACTTTGGAGCTGCAGGTGGATTAGAAGATTTCGATGCTATCCTACAGGAACTTGACAAGCAGGGTGCAATTGAAGAAAACATGCTTTTCTTAGATCGTGCAACTTCTTTAGGTATTGACAATATGCTAGCGCAACAAAATTCTTATGGAGCTGGAGGTACATCTTACGGTGTATTTGATAACTCTGAAGATATGGCGTTAAACTTAGGGTTTAGTGGATTCCGCAGAGGATCTTACGACTTCTATAAGACAGATTGGAAATACTTAAACGATGCTACCACTCGTGGATTAGTTGGAGATGTTGAGGGCGTTATTGTGCCAGCAGGAACTTCTACAGTTTACGACCAGCAATTGGGAAAAAATATTTCACGACCATTCTTACACATTCGTTATAGAGCTTCTGAAGCTGACGATCGTAAAATGAAGTCTTGGATTACTGGATCCGTTGGTGGAAACTACACAAGCGACGAAGATGCAATGAACGTTCATTTCTTATCAGAAAGATGTTTATGTGTACAAGGCGCTAACAACTTTGTATTGTTGAAAAAAGCAACAGCATAGTGAATTAATGTAATTGTTACCCTCGTTGTAATGACGGGGGTAATTATTACTTTTATCAATTATTTAATTATATTATATCATGGCTAAAAAAGCTACAGCAGAAACTGTTGAGGTTGCACCTCAGGAAACAGCGGTTAAAACCGCNCCAGTTCAAAAAACACCAGTTAAACCAGTGTTTGAATTTAAAGATAGAACTTATTATATTGCTACAGGAAAATCACCTTTAGTGTATACCATCCCTTCGAAACACAGTCAGCGAAAGCCTTTATTGTATTTTGACAAAGATTTAGGTTATGCACGTGAACTCCGTTATGCTACTAACCAGCGAACCCCGCTTGTTGATGAGCAAAAAGGGGAAGTAACATTAGGTAGAATTGTTTTTAGAAACGGGACATTGACCGTAAGAAAAGAAGACGTTGCTTTACAAAAGTTATTATCTATATATCATCCTTTTAAAGATAGGGTATATAAAGAATTAGATCCAGTACAAGATTCTGTTAATGAATTAGATTGGATTGAATACGAATTAGAAGCTTTGACAGCTGCTAAAAGTATGGATATTGATTACGCGGAAGCGATATTAAGATCTGAGTTTGGAGAAAAAGTTACAACATTATCTTCAAGTGAATTAAAAAGAGATTTGATGATCTTTGCAAAAAGAAATCCTATCTTATTTATGGAATTAGCTAGCGACGATTCCGTTGAGCTAAGAAACACAGGGGCTAAAGCCGTTGAAGCCGGTATATTAAAACTTTCTGGAGATCAACGTACGTTTACATACGGCGAAGGAAACAGAAAATTAATGACAGTTCCTTTTGATGAGCATCCTTATTCTGCATTGGCATCTTTCTTTAAGACTGATGACGGAATGGAAGTTTACAAAACAATTTTAAAAAGACTTAAATAAGTCACTAATTATAGTAGCTAGGCCGCTATAAAGGTGGCCTAATTACTATAAATAATAAAAAAATACATTATGGCTGTAAGCGTAGATACTGTTTATCAAAGAGTATTGGCAATACTTAATAAAGAACAAAGAGGGTATGTAACCCCTCAAGAGTTTAATTTGTTTGCTAATCAAGCGCAGAAAGACTTGTTTGAACAATACTTTTACGATATAAACCAATTCGGTCGAGTTCCAGGTAATGACACTGAGTATTCAGATATGCTTACATTGCTTAATGAAAAAATTAATATATTCGAAGCGACTGCTCAACCAACCCGCCCAGGGCTTTTCTTTGTTCCCTCAGNGGATCAATATAGATTAGGAACAGTAATATATAAAAACACTACA